TATTAGTCTCCTCCTGCATGATTCGACACAGCTTTTCGTGATCCGTGATTCGTTGATGAGCCATCGAATCGATTTTGTTAGTTTTTCTTGGCACTTACAATTCCTCCAACTTTTAATTGAGCAGGTGTTCTATTAGCTGCTATTGCTTGTGATAGACCATCCTGTGGAAACAGTGCTCCAACGTTTGAAGGTTGCACGTTTGGTAGAGGAGTTGATAACTCAGGAAGATTTAAACTTGTTGGTTCTGGTGCCTGAGTATCTACTGCTAATGGATCACCTTCTACGACACTCTGATCATTAGGTCCTGGCACACTCGGTATCTTATTAACTTTATAAAATTCTTCTACTATCTTTGCATCAGCTAAAGCCTTGTCAGCTTCTTCTTTTGTAATTATATTATCATTTAATAATCCACCAACAGTTTGCCTGAATGATACAATAGACGCTTGCATTACTTTGTTTGGATCTTTATCTGATAATTTTCTTAAGGCTGCTTTACCGAATAAATATTTATTTATTCCTGGTTTTAACAAAGCATAAGACATAGCTGCTGGACCTAAAAGTATTGCTGCTGTTGGTGCAGATAAAAAACCAAATGCAGCACCTGAAAAACCGGCACCTCCCAACTGTAATAAATTAGTAGCTGCACCTGCTTGTTTAAGCTGTATAAATACACCGCCTGGTAATCCACCTAATCTTGATAGTTGACCATTAGCAAATTTTAAAACGTTATCTAACTCTTGAAGTTCTTTTAATTCTTTTCCTTTAAATAATAGTTTTAACTGAGCTTCATTTTGATCAAGCAATCTAGAAAATTTAGCAGAGTCAATAAATTGACCACCATATTGAGACCCTGCATCATTTAAACTACTGTTATAAATATTTCTTATAAAATGACCCTTAAAAGAATTTTTCAATTGTGTTGCTTGCTGAGTTGTCATTATAGCTCTGCCTGTATTAGGATCTTTAAGTTTTGGTAGATCATCTAACTGTTTTAATATAATCTCAGTTGATTTAGTTTTGTCTCCGCCTTTTACTATAGTTTGGAATATACTATCAGTTGTTCCAGCAGTAGTTGTTAAACCCTGAGATAAAATTCTACTTAATTGGTATTCGTTAAAAACGTCAGCACCTTGTTTATTAAACGCAATAGCATTTTTTAGTTTCATTAATGCATCTTTTGGTGGTTTAGTTTTGTAAATGGATTCAAAAACTTTATCATCCATTTTAGAAACTATATCTAGTTCATCATCTATTCTATTTCTAATACTTGTTAAAACTCCAACTTCTTTACCAGTGCCTTTCATTTTAGCTAACTCACCAATTTTTTTATTCAAAGTTTGTCTTAATAGTGTAGCTTGCTTTAATGTTAAGCTACCACCTTGTTGATCAGCAAATCCTCTAAAAACTCCTAGAACATCTTTTTGTAAAAAAGAATTTGTTTTAGCAAACTGACCTAAACCTGCTGTCTCTGCTATAAAATCATCAACTGATTGAACAGCTTCAGTAGATGGTTTTAACATAGGTGCTAATTTTTCTCCTCTTTTTAAACCTGTTGTTAATTTACCAAAAGGAACAATACCGAAGTTTTTTAACCCAGCTGCAGCCATTGCGTCATCGACAGCAGAAAAGGCACCTGTTACAGCTGCTCTATATTGATCCCTTGCTCCACCTAACGCTGAAAAAAACATATCTCCCATAGTATCTTTTCCTGCAACTCTAGCGATGTTAGCCATGTAATCTGCTGCTAGTAAATTACCTATTTCTTTTGTCGCTTCATATCTTCTAGTAATACCCCCACCACCGATTAAAGATTTTTGTGCAATGTTCTCTATAATCTCTAATGCTCTTGTTGATGTTTTTATACCAGGTGTTAAACCTTGTTGTGCTTCTCTAGCAAAGTCTACAATTTTGTCATCTACCTTAGTTAATCCCTTAAGTCCTTCTTGAAGTGTATCAAAACTATCAATATCTTTTCTGCCTGCTTTAGCATAATCATCAACTAATGCTTGAAATGCTTTCCTATCACCTTTTTTAACAGCAGCGTCTAACAAAATATCTTGAGACTTTCTTACAATAGCAGCCTCAGCCTCAGCAGCACCTTTTAAAAGCTCTGGTCTTTTTGCTGGAGCAGATAAATATTTGTTTAAATAAGTAGCACCTTTAATGGCGATAGGAGCACCAATTAATTCTGCTGTAGCTCCTTCCATCGCACCTCTTGCAATTTCTTGTAATATATCTTCTCTTGGATCAAACGTTTGTGCAAGCCCTGCACCCGTACCACCACCAACTGCTGATCCTCCAGCGGTCAAAGCTAATCTTTTCAAAAATGGTTTTGATAGCATTCCTGCTGTTCTCGCTAACGTTGGTAACACCGTAGCTCCTCCGGTTGCAACCGCACCACCTATAGAGAGACCAGCTTCTAATAAAAATCTTTGAAAGTTAAAAGAGTTCTCTATTTGATCTGCATCAGGTGCTTGTATACCTTGATGAAGCATTTGATTCTTATCATTTAATGCACTTTTAATTTTTTCTATTTCATTAGCGTTAGGTTCATTTCCCTCTATATTAACTACACCTAAACCTTTAACATTAATTTGACCCATAATTATTTAACCTCTATTAAGTTACCATCTGCATCAAAATCATATGTATTTAAATTAGGATCTAGTTTAACTTCACCTATACCTAATTTTTTATAAGCCTCTTGATATTGTTCAACTATTTCTCTTTGACTTAATTGTCTATCTACTGAACCTGATGTAGGAGATAATCTATTATTTATATCACTTAATTTCTTAACCATCTGCTCTACCTTAGTACGAATTACATTTGGACTATCATAAACACTTGGTAGTAATGGCTCAAAAGATGCTTCCTCAGCTGGACCTACTTGTGCTCCCCTTAGTGCTTGAATGGCAGATTTTTTTAGATCTTGTACTTTTACAGAAAGCTCTGCTAAATCTTTATTACCTAAGTATGCTTTGATACCTATTTTAACACCGCCAATTTTTCCTGTAGGGTCTCCTGTTTTATCCAATAAAAATAAAACATCCTTAGCTGTATTAATTGTAGTCTCTTGTGCTGCTTGTGATTTTCTTTCACCTGCAGTTGGTTTATCTGCTATACCCGTTACATTACCGCCTTTAACCTTAACAACAAGTCTATCTTTTTCGCTATATCCTAAAGATTTTTTTTCAAATGCAGTGGCTTCTCTTATTGTTTCTACAGGGTCAGGAGCTTTAGGTCTAGCCTTAGCTAAGTTAGTAGCAGCCTCTGGTAACTTTGTAATACCTCTAGATAAATCAGCAAGAGCTCCTCTAATATTAGATCTACCAGGAGACTGTTTACCTTCTAATAATTCTTGAGCTACCGTAAAACCTAATATAGCTTTTTCTTGTTGTGGTGTAAAAAACCCACCTGTTTGAAATTTAGGTATGGATGTGATACCGCCTTTGTTAAACTTTTTAGGTTTATGTAGTTGAAAGTATTTATCTCTAAATAATTTTCTAGTTAATACGCTATCCATCTTATCTCCTTGGTTGCATAAATTGATAAGTAGAATATGCTCCTAACCCAGCACCCAAAGCTTGTGATACAGGATTAGATCCGGGAGCCGTGGTTGCTGTAATTGTACTTTGTGTTGTAGGTAAGTTAGTCATGATACCTTTTAAAAATTCTATTCTTTGGAAAGGTTCAAACTGTCTTTGTAATTGAGTTTGTCTTGATGCTTCTAATGCAGCCTGACCTAATCCTCTTTGAACAGCACCTGCTTGTAATTGACTTTGTATATCCGCTAAACCCATTTGTTGTTGTTGTGCACCTAGAGCCCCTAAAAGTTGACCACCTTGTAATTGTCTTTGTCTTTCAGCTTGCGCTGCTCCTAATGCTTGTTGAAATCCTGTAGCTCTTAGCTGACCTATGTTTGCTTGTCGTGCTCTTTCTATTTCAGCTCTTTGCACTCCTTCTCTTCCGCCACCAAACGCGCCTGCTCTTACGGCTTGAGCAGCTAATTGATTTTGCGCAATACCTGCTTGTCTCGTAATTTCATCAGAAACAAATTGATCAAATGGGTTAAAGAATTGGGAAATTTGTGGAGCAGTTGTACCCATAGCTGCAGCCGCTATTCCTGCTTGAACAGCAGGAGCACCGACCCCTGTTTGACCGGCTTGTGTAAATGCTGCTTGTTCAAGACCCGTAGCTGGGGCAACTTGAATACCTGGTAAAGAAACTGGTTGCGCTGCTAATTTTGCGGCCTGGTCATATAAGGCTAGTTTTCTAGACTCAACGCCTGGTGCTTCTCTTTGAATGTTTTGTTGCGTTCCAGAAGAAGATCCACCGCCGGATCCTCCACCTCCACCGCCACCGAATATAAAACTCATATCAACTCCTTAGTATATAAATATCTTTTAACTTTCCAATTTTTTGTTGTTAAAAATTTTTGCCAACCAGGTCTAGCATGCACAGCAATTTTTTTACAATCATGTTGTATTGCAAAATTTTCAATCATCTCCGCTGCCTCATCTTGCCAAAGCTCTCTTTTTTCACCTTTGAGTAAAATAACTTCCATCTGATTATAATTAGGCAGTTTCATTACTCGGGTGACGTAAACACCAAAAACTTTATACTTTTCTCCACAGTCAGATCCAAACATTAAAAATAACTGATACGTACCGTCTTTAATTTTTTTCTTTAACTCTTTTATACTCATTGGATCTCCATCATATTTCAGACCTTCAATAAGATTAAATTCACATAAAGCCCAATATTCATCAACACTCTTTGGATGAATATAAAGCACACTTACTTCTTTTTTTATTTTAATTTGTTTTGCTCTCATTTAATAAATCGTAAACTCTTTTTAATTTTTTTTGTTGATCATAGAAAAATTCAGCACCTTTTTCTCTCATTACTTTAAAATTTTTAGGGTTCGCACCAGATAGAATACCTGCACCTAAAACTGCATCAGCTCTTGAAACAAATTCACCATCAGCTAACTGCGCTAACATAGTGTCTTCATCTTTATCACCTGCCCCGCTACCATCTTCTACATACCCTTGTGCTCTTACGTAGTTATTAAAATCTTTTTCATCATGATCTAATTTAGAAGGTAAAAAATTTACACCGCCTTCTTTAAATTTTCTAATTTCTGCTAATCCACCTTTAGCTGCGTATATTGTTGATGGTGCAAAAGATTCAGACACTGATGGTTGAGCTCCTGTAAATGGTGTAAATCCATCACCTAATTTAGCTACTTGTTCATCGTAAGCTTTTTTGTAATCTTCTTCTGTGAATGGAGGTTTTACTTCAGGCTCCTCACCTTCTAACAAACCTAATAAAGTGGTGCCGGCAAAAATTTTCTCACCAGTTCCTAATCCTCTTATGCCTGTGCCTCTCATAGCTTTAGCTATTTCTGCCTCAGTAGCACCCTTGCCTAATTGTTTTTGAGCTACCTCTCTTGTTACTCCCTCCGTCCCTAATAATCCTTGTATGCCAGAAAAAGCAGATCCTTGACCTATTTTACCTATACCTGAACCTGGAGTAACACCTGGTATCATACCAGCTCCAGCAGCTTGTCCAAAAGCATAAGAGCCACCACCAATGATAGCAGCATCTCTTAATGCTCTTTTAGTGGATTTACCACGTAGTTTTTGAACGCCAAAAGTGGCTAATGCTAAAGTAAACGGATCCATAATAATACTATATAGTATTACAATATTACCACTCTAAAATTGCTTAATCAACTCATCAGCAAAGCAGGCCGTATACTGATGCTCTCCAACATGGGTAATATAGTCATTAACTAGACAATAGCATTTACCACCCATATCTCTCCATCTTTTACAAAAGGCAAAATCCTCACCTAAATATGTCTTAGTTTCAGGGTCGTGAAGCGTGTCAAAAAAGTTATAAAAATATTTAACTCTTTCATTTTTACCATTAATTATATTATCTTGTATTATTTCGTACTCAGGATACTTGTCTATCATCTTCTCAAATACAGATCTTTTAATCATCATAAACCCTGTAGGTGAGTGAGTTACCTCGATAGCTTTATCTTTAACTTCGATACTTTCAGCATTAGCGACTTTAAAAGGATATCTATAAAAAGCTTTATATTTTAAATCATCAACGTTTTTAATTTTGTTATTTTTAATCATGTACAATGCCTTATCCCAACACATGTCCTTTAGAGCATACGGAACAGATATAACATCTTTATTCGCCTCTAATAAATTAAAAGCACTTTGAGCCTTAAACCCTATATCAGAATCTATAAATAATAGATGACTAAACCCGCTTTTAAGAAAAGCAGATACGCATAGATTTCTACCTTGTGTTACTAAAGATGATTTATAAAGTTGGAAAACTATTTTAATTTTTTTCTTTATGGCCATCTTTTGAAGCTCTAATAATGATTGAGTATAATGTATACTAACTTCTGAATGCACTGGCGTAGCCACAAAAATACTTCTTTCGTCTAAATCTTTTTTCTCGTCAAACCATATTGGTTTAGAGTTTGGATCTGTGCTCATTTAAAAGTCCTTGTAAAAATTGACTCCACTCTGATTTACGTCTATCCCAAGAGTAAAAGTCATTATAAAATGCTTGCTGTCTTTTTAAAAAATCTGGCACTGTGCCTTTGTACAAATAATTGCAAACCTCATCAATAGAAAAAGCAAATAGCTTAGCTAAATCTTTATAATCTTTTGTATAATTAACGTACACTGGCCATTCTGAACATGTTTCAAACAAAGCTCCATAATTAGTTGTAATCATGTGTAAACCAGCTGTTAAGGCCTCTATAGCTGATATACATGAGGTTTCTTCCCAAATACTAGGGAAACAATACAAGTCATATTCTTGTAATCTTTTTCTTATTTCTTCATTATTAACATACCCTATGTAATTAACATTAGGCAAAGCTTTTGCTTGCTCATACAAACCTTTGTACTGATCATCATTGTGTTTTTTAAATTGATCACCATATATCTGTGTGCTGGAGAATACATCTAACTCCACGTCTTTATTTTTTACTAGTTGCATCGCGCCTAACAACACATTTAATCCACGCCAAGGGGTAGAATGATATATTAATTTAACTTTGTCTTTTCTTAAAAATATTTTTTCTGGAAATCTTTCAACTGCATTTTTAATAACAGTAGATTTATGACAAGGTATTTTAAACCTCATTCTAAATTTTTCATAACACCAGTGTGAATTAAAAACGTAAAAATCGTATTTTTTATGATTATCTTTGTTGGAAAACCATTCAATTAAATTAGGTTGGTCATAAGAATTTTGTTGCCAAAGTATGTTAATCTTATCTTTGCTTAAAGGAATTTTTTCGGGAACTGATGTAGTTATTTGGAAATTGTCTAGTAGATCATTATCTACGTATTTATACAACAATCCATATTGAATTTCAGTCCCTCCTAGAGGATTCATTTGGTATCGCTTTTACCACCGATTGAAGCTGGAGTTATAATTAGATCTTGTTGAAAATCTGCTGAAGTCGTGTCCGTATTAGGATCAGCTACATCAGCGTCAAATTCAGCTTTGTCTTTATACTCCTTACCAGTCCTTTTGTGTTTAATTTTTTCTACTGCATGTGCAGGTATTCTTCTTATTTCCATATTACCGTCCTTGTCCTTTATAGCGTTGTTTCTTCATACTCTTTTTTTTGTGTTTATTCAATCTCTTTGTGTGTCTCCCAGGTCTTTTTTTGGGAGTTCTTTTAGTATAATTATTGACACCAAATTTAGGTTTCTTCTTAGCCATTTTCTTGAGACCTGTCTATTTGAGCGTAACTTATCACACCTTGTAATTCACCTGCTGTCCCTGCCGTCATTTTAAGCGCATCACCCTCTTCTAGAACTAATGTTTGATTTATTATATCAACTACCTCATTTGCAGGTATCTGTTTGTTTCTAATTCTAAAAGTTGTTGACGAAGAACTATCAGTAAATTGTACAGATAAATTTACTGGTGACGCAGATGCGTTATCAACTTGTATTTGTTTAATTAAACATCTAGCTGAAGAAGGTGAAGTTAAAACAGTGGTCGTATCTGTTGTGCTTAAATTTATTCCTGCATTTTTATATTGTATTGTCATGATATAAACCAGTTAAAAGTTGATTGTTCATTTTTTAAATCTTGTTGGTAAGAAGTATTTAATTGTTGTTTTACCGTATCTAAAGATTGCAAAACTTGTCTTTGATTTTCAGGTTGATAAGTTTCTTTAGGCTCTGGAATGTAAGCTGTAATTTTTGCCATTATCTTCTACCATCAGGTTGTACATCAGCTCTAAAAGTTCCATATCTCCATGATTGACCCGTGCTTGTGTTTTCTATTTTTAAACTTGCAGCTCTGCCTCTGGCTCGGGTATCAACTTTTTCTGTTGAGCCAGTGACTGTAAAGGGACCTAGAGGTGAAGACGCCGCTGTATCTACAGGAAAGTCTTTTAAATTTATTGTTATTTGTGCATCGCCTGTTATTCTTTTGAAATCTGGAATAAATCTTCTTATTTTAGTAAATACTTCTCCGTTTCCATCTAATGATAATTGAAAGTCACCTGACTGAACATTAGCTAAAATAGCAGTGGTGCCTGAAGTATTAACTTGATCAACACCTTTTTCATGTTCATAGAAAGTGGTAGATCCATTAACATTCGTTACACCTTTAATTGTTGGAAAATTTGGCACTCCAGTTGAACTAAATTCTGTAGCATAAGGATGATCAAATAGCTGAGCATCGTAATATGTTGTTCTAGCCAATGAGCCTGTTGTCCAAGTGTTTTCAGTGTAATTAAACGATACATTTCTATCAATTGTGTTAGATCCTGATTTTGGATAATACCAAGTAACCTCACCGAAAAGTGTATTATAACCGGCATAAACTTTTTTAGCTTGATCAAAACTTATTCCAAGATCACCAGTATTATTAGTTGTAAAAACAAAATCCTCAACAGAACAATCAAGACTTTTAACAGTACCATCGTAAACAAAGAATCCACCTGAGTCTGCCATCCAATAAACAACTCCATCTGCATAAACTAATGCATGTTTGCCAATCAAACCACAATTAGATCCAACCTTTCTAATTGAAAATGTAAAAGGCGGACCAACAAATTGAGATATGTATGCAGCGGTATCTGTTAAAATAAAAATATAATCCTTACCTTTTACAGCTCCTCTTATTTCTGTCCCGTCATCAAGTTGAAAAGTTCCAGCGGTGTTGGTTGATGTAGGTGCATAATCTGCAATATCCTCTTGATCAGAGAATCTTATAAACATTTTATCTTGTTTAGTTGGATCACCGATTGTTGTCTCTGTGCCTAGATGAAACAAGTGTCTGTCTTGATCGGAAACAATCGTCATCACTGATGCTGTTGGATTTCCTGATGCTACAGTAGCTCTTGTTTGTGGTGCGTTCGAATTAGAGTTAATAGGCTCCCAAGTAAAAGTCTTTCCGTCTAATATAGTTGCAACTAAATTTTGTCCAAAATTATCTAAAGACCAATCAGCTGATGGTAACACCACTGTGCTGGCAGATGAGGCTTCACCCCAACCAACAAAGTTTGTAGTGTCCTCTACAATCGCACCATTAGAGTGTGCTGATCTTGTTGATCCATTAGCTCCTCTTGTTATTCCTGTAAGATCATTAGATGACTTACCGGTGTACGTTATTAATTCACCGCCAACTAAAATCTCACCTGTAGTTGGAAATGCGGATGCATCGGCTAAAGTTATGTTTGTCGCTGAACCATTGTTACCTTGTGCGTCATCAGCTAGGGATCCATTTAATGTCGATGATATTGCACCTGATAAACTACCTCCCCATAAACCTGTGCCATAACCAAAACCAAAAGTTTGATTTAAAGAGCCTGGTCTTACATAAGGATTAATTGAAGCAGATCC